GTTTACAATTGGCGACACAATCACTGTCGGTATCATCAATTCAATCTACCCTATCGCTCACGACATCAAGCAGTTTTTCGGTCATGTCATCGTTGATGAATGTCACCGGTGCCCGAGCCGCACATTCACCGAGGCCGTCTCTGCTTTTGACTGCAAATACATGCTTGGGCTCAGTGCAACACCCTATCGCAGAGATGGACTTACAAAACTGATCGGCTGGTACCTGGGCCGCAAGGTGGAGGTAAAGCAGTCCGATCTGACCGAGAATGACATTGTTCTGGATGTAGAGGTTGTCACCAAAGCAACTGACTTCATACCCCACAGTGACCCCTCAGAACAGTATTCGCAGATGCTTTCTGAACTTGCAGAAGATAGAAACCGGAACCGTCTCATTGTCAATGACGTCAAAAAAGAGGCAAGCAACGGCGGCGGTACCTGCCTTGTTCTGTCGGATAGGAAGTCTCACTGTGAGGCTATAAGCTCCATGCTCAGCGATGCAGGAGTAACAGCGGATGTTTTGACTGGCGACACGAGAGATCGAGAGCGCGAGGCCATTGTAAGCCGTTTAAACACTGGAGGGGTTAAGGTTCTTGTTGCCACTGGTCAGTTGATTGGCGAGGGCTTTGATTGCAAGTGCCTTTCAACCCTCTTTCTTGCCACGCCTATAAAGTTCTCCGGGCGGCTGATCCAGTATCTCGGGCGCGTCTTAAGACCTGCACCGGGCAAGAACAAAGCACGAATATACGACTTTGTTGACGAAAATGTAGGCGTGTTGCGAGCATCTGCAAGGCAGAGGCAGCGAGTTTATCTACAATACCAAAATAAACCATGAAAGGAGAAAGAAAATGTACGAAGTAATGATCAAAAACGGTGGAATCGAAACGAAGGTAGATGGTAGCCATGCAGTCTCTTTTATGCGTCGCATAGAACAGGTGACGAAAATCTCACAGATTGAAAGCATTACGATCACCCATGTAGCGGATGAACCTGTCAGGCGAAAAAAGATACTCCATGAGCGGTTAATCGATGAACTGGAAATCGAGCACATCCCGGAACACAGTTACAGCCTTAGCTTTATTCTTCGAAAGGGAACTGAAACCGTTGTCAAAAGTCAGCGTGGCGGTTTACGAGAAGACATTGTCAAAGCTCTGATCGAGGCTGTAAGGTCGGTTCAGTCTCAGGGATGCATATCTCGCAACAGGCTTCCTGTAAATGCAAAGCCTTTGTTTGTTATTCAGTTGAAGAAGAGCAGCATTCGTCTTGACATTTTCACACATGGCACGAACATATTAGGGATTGTCTCACAGCCCCAGAAGCTAGACGCCTTCTTCACCCTGTTTGACCTCGCCTTTCCTGTCAGACAGGCTTGAGGCCGCGGATGTCGCATCAAGTCAAGTCCACTTTACCAACTTTACCTACTTTCCGAGGAGTTGAACCACTGTGAGCGCAAAAATAGATAAAGTCAAATTACATCGTTTACTTAGCTCAGGTAAATCGCAAAAGGAAGCTGCTCAAGTCTTCGGCGTCACGGAGGGGGCTATATCCAAGGCGGTAAAAACCCTTAACATCAACGTAGTCAAGAACGTCGCCCTCGAAACTGCTCACAAGGTAGTGGACAGAAATCTCAATACCCTGGAGCAGCTCCAAAAGATAAACGCCGACGCAGTCGAGCTTCTTGATCTGCTCATGAGATGGAACCGGGGCGATAAAAAAGCCTTGCAGATCCTGGAATCACAGGTAAGGAAGGTCAAGGTCAAGGGCACCGAGCAAGAGATCGCCGAATATCGATTTAAGGACCCCCGGGAGTTGGCATTACGTTGCATGGCCGAAATCAGGGGTCAGCTTAGCCTACAGCTCGACATCTTCAAGACCCTCTATGATGTTGAGGCGATTGCCGAGTTTCAAAAAGAAGTTCTATCAGCTATAGCGGAGGTATCACCGGATGTTCGAAGCGAAATCATTCAACGCCTCAAAAAAAGACGAACTCTTCGGGCAACTCTTATCGTCGATTGATCAGCGTTTTGCTGATGCAACCGGAGCTGTTCCTTCTCTGGCTGACTGGGCTGTCAATACCCCTGTCATCCTGGACGGCAGACCCTTTACCTTTGAGCGCCATGAATATCTCATTGAGCCGTACCAGGATGACCATCCTCATCAGGTAGAAATGAAAGCAGCACAGTTGGGGCTTACATCAAGGGCGATACTAAAAGCGGTGCATAAGGCCCGTTATGGCTCATACAGGGGCATTCTCTATCTCTTCCCGAACAAGACGGATGTGACAGACTTCAGCAAGGGTCGCGTTGATCCGCTCATTGACGAAAACCCTGAGACAATAGGCAAATGGATCAAAAACACCGACTCAGCCAACATCAAACGCATCTGGGATTGCTACGTATATCTACGCGGTATGGCTTCGAGGGTAGGCCTCAAATCGGTTCCTATTGACTTCATTATACTAGACGAAATGGACGAAGCGGCGCAGAATGCCATAAATATGGCCCTCGAAAGAATGGCTCATAGCGAACATAAAGAGGTGCTCAAATTGTCGAATCCGACAATAAATGATTACGGAATAGACAAAGCCTTCCAGGAAACCGATCAGCGGTATTGGCTTCTCAAATGTGAGAAGTGCGGTGAATATACCTGCCTTGAAGATACTTTTCCGGATTGCCTCATCACAGTCAATGACCGGGTGATCAGGGCCTGCCAGCGGTGCAAATCAGAACTCAACCCCTCTATCGGTCAGTGGGTAGCAAAGAGACCAAGCATTACCGATAAACGAGGGCGCCATTACAGCCAACTCTTCTCTCACTACGTAGATCCCGCTGATATTCTCCACCAATTCAGGACCACCAATGATCTCCAAAATTTCTATAATTTGAAAATAGGGATTGCATATGTCGAAGCTACGAATCGACTGACTGTCGAAGAAGTCTTATCTCTTTGTGGAAATGAAGGCATTGCCGATAGTGACCCAGGGCCTTGCTTTTTGGGGGTTGATCAAGGAAAAGATTTACACGTCGTCATAGGGAAGAAAGACAGGAATGTTGCCGGCAAGATAGTTCATCTCGCCGTGTGTAAAAATTGGGAAGATCTCGACCGGCTTATGAAGAACTTCCATGTGTCCCGGTGTGTGGTAGATGCTCTCCCCGAGACACGCAATGCCCGTGCCTTCGCGGAAAGGCACAAAGGCCGCGTGTTTCTTAATTACTACAATATCAGGCAGAAAGGCTCCTATGCCTGGAACGAAAAAGAGCTGATCGTTCAGTGTAATCGTACCGAATCACTTGACGCAAGCCACCGGGAGATACTGGATGGAACTATTATTCTTCCAAAAGAGTGTGAAGTTACCCGTACCTTTGCCCAGCACCTACATAATGTCGCCAAGAAGCTCGAAGAAGATGAAGAGACAGGCTCCAAACGGTATGTCTATGTGAAGCTCGGGGCTGACCACTTCCGCCACGGGTTTAATTATGAGGCCATGGCACGACAAAGCAGCCCGGTTTTTCTATTTCCGAATATGTAAGGAGGTGTTCCATGATGAAAGTAATCAAAGCAGAGACACAAAAGGATGTTGTTATCCACACCCTGGATGACGAGACACAGCTGAGCTATACTGCCATTCGCGGATCCCTAAGCTGGCCGCAGTTGTCAGAGAACGTTCCGGCCTATTACTGCATCGTTGGCGAAGAGTTCATTCCGCGGCCGCTATATGAAGGGCAGGTTCGCGCGAGAGGAAGGCTTCGCCTTATCGCTGAATATGCGGCTTCGGACATCTATCTTTCTCTTTCGGGATTCTTTTCAAGGCTCACCGATGACACCAAACTACTTCTTTGCAGAGATCTCTATGGCGTCACCGAAACCTACCAGGGCGAACAGTACGAAGGGTATGTCGAGGCCCTGCAGAAATATGCCCATGAAAACAAAGTCTCTCTGAGTATCTATGAAGCGCCATGGGCTGAAAAGCCGGATATAGGCATCCTGCACATTATGAACTGGCAGAAGCAGGGGCTGCTCGACATCCCGTCGGATAGCATCCTTTATCAACAGATGAAGCAGCTCAGACCGGAGGATCTTAAGAGACCGGAAGGGTTGAACGCTATAAACGCTTTTCGTTTTGTTGTATCCGCATTTGAAAAGCAAAAGCCAGGCGGACTATCAGGTTTTGTACCGGACAGGTCGAGGGTTTATTAATGCCTGCCCGCTGGTTTATCTGCCCGGACATGGAGAGAATGGAGATAGCCGACTGTCTCAGTCAAGGAGGCTGCCGCATGGATATACGATGTGCAACGCGGTCATACCTGCAGCTTGTCAGACAGGAGAGGCCATGGACCGGGAAGCCTTCCACGACACAACTTATTCAGGGTACCATGTGTGCTTATCTAAAGCTCACCAGGGACTATGCCCTCTATCCTGACTCCCGCGCCTTTATGATCCATGGCACCAAGGGGCATGCCAACCTCGAAGCCGCTGACGACGAATACAGCCTGCTCGAAGAAGCCTTTAACGACGATCAGACCGAGATCACCGGCATTGCAGATGTGCTTGAGCGCGAGAATGAACGAAATATTCTCGTTGACTATAAGACCTCGGGTTCTTTTAAAGTGGCCAAGGCCCTCGGCATCTATACCGATGAGGAGCCCACCGGAGAAGTTTACAAGACCGGCAAGCGTGCGGGCGAGGCCAAAACCACTAAAATCATAAGACAGCACGACAGCAAGATTGACCGATGGGAATGGGAGATGCAGCTCAATAAGTATCGGCTGGAATTCGAACGCAGAGGATCCAAAATAGACGAGATGCGAATTCAATG